TCACCGTTAGTAACAGCGGTCGTGGTAGGCGTGCCGTCAAGCGTGGTGGAGTTCGCGGGCGTGGTAGTAGCGCGCGAGAAGTAGGCAAAACTGACTTCGCCGTCGATGTCAGTAAAGCCGTTAGCCAGATTGTATTTCGGACCAATACCGATCTGGGTTTGAGCTGATAGGATGTCGGCCATGATAGGTGATTCCTTAGTTTAGGTTATGGTTTAGGACTCTACGCAGGAAACACGCGCAAGGCACTCGCCCCACATGCGGGTCATTCCGAAGCCCATCTTGATGTAGATGTAGGGAATGTTCTTGCGGTCGGGCAAGCGCCACATGTCGGCGGTGATGTCCTGGCTGAACTTCAGCTTGCCCGCCTTGGGCATGAAGAAGAGACAGTTGCGGTTGTTACCGGTCTTGGTAAGACGCTCGCTGATCTGGAAGCGGAAGCCGCCCCACTCAACGACCTCAAGGCGCTCAAGACGGCCCTTCATCGCAAAGTCGTTGTTCACGATCTCATTGATGTTGAGCAGGTCGTCCCACTGACGGCGGGTGATGAAGGCGTTGATCATGGGGACGTCACGCTGATCAAGAGCGAGCGTGCCCATGAAGGTCTCCTTCACGACCTTGAGCTTCTTGAGGGTAAGGCCCTGAGCGGTGCCAGCGCTGGCAGCGCCAAAGGAGACGTTGACGTCGATACCCTCGTTAAGGCCAGCGGTGACGGCGTAGCGGGAATCCGCGACGATATGACCGGCCTGGTTGGAGACGGCGCCAATCGTGACCTTGTCGGCGGTGGTGCCGACGAAGTTGACGGTGTTCTCACCTTCCTTGCCGGTGTAGGCAGGGGCGGTAAGACCGGCAATGATGACGTCGTCCATCTTGCGGTTGGCGGCCGACATACCAGCCTGCATATAGGCGTTGGTCGGGTCGGTGGCCACGCGGACGAGATCCTTCTCGTCGATGGGCTTGCCCCAGTCCCAATCGCGCAGCGAGGTGCGGCGACGGTCATGCGGGACATCGTTCATGGGGTTCACACCGTAGCGGGTGTTCACCTCGTTCATATCGTCGGCGAGGCCGATGCGATCTTCGTAGTCAAAGTCAGAGGCTTGCGAGCCGGTCTCCACCACACCGCGAAACTTGGACACGGTCTGCTGGAAGGCCTGCTCAACACCGCCTTTGAACGCGTTGATATAAGCTTTTTCGATTTCGTTGCTCATGGGAGCGTAAGATTAAGAAGTTGTGGTTTGTCGCACCGAAGAGGCTGGTGCCGCCTTTTTCGGTCGATTGCCCTTGCGGATCGCCCTTGCGCTTTTCGAGCGCCACACGCCGTTCATACGGAAGACCAGGGACGGAGACCGCTACCCCCGATGATTCCGTATTAACAGGTGGTGTTTACATATCAAGACAATTTCTTAGGGAAAGCCGACATATACAATTCCTGACGACGTTTGATAGCAAAGTCGTGATCAGGGTGGCTTGCGTTAAACAACGCTTCGCGATGCGTGCGCTCAAACTGCTGGATCTCCACCTGAGCCTGGTCAGGGGACAGGTTGGAGGACTGGATAGCCGAACCTTGGCCGCGAGGACCGCGTTCGCCAAGCATGTTGCCGACCTTGGAGAGGAGCGTGACAACCTCGGGGTGCGAGCCAAGGCCGGTCTCTTCAAGAAGCGCGCCAAGCTTGCCGCCGTTATCAAGCTCACGAAGGGCGGCGCGGGCGTAGTTAATGTCCCGGTCGAAGTTGGCTCCAAGACGCTGCTTGGTCTCGTTCTCCCAGCCTTGCAGCTTGGCCTCTTCGGCCTGCGCGGCCGCCTGCTCTTCTTTGATATACGCCTCAAAAATCTTGTTGGCGTCGGACTGAGGGACGCCCAGCATATGAAGCTTTTGACGCCAGGTGTTGACCTTCTCGGCATCAAGCTTCGCGTCCGGCGGAAGTTCGACCTTGTAGTCTTCAAAACGCTCGGGGATGCCGAGGGTCTTGTTGAGCTCCTTGCGGAACGCCATGCGCTCTTCGGGGCTGGCCTGCTCGCCAGGGGGAATGAGCCCCTTCTTTCCAATCATGCCTTGGGCGGAATGGTATCCGCGCGCAAGCTGCTGCATGAACTCGTTCTGGTCTTTTACCTTCGAGTAGGGCTCAAAGGTTTTCTCATTGCGTAGGTCTTCGGGCAAGATGGAGCGATAATCAAAACCGCTTCCGGCCTGACTACCCGCTCCACCCTGGGATTGCTGACCAACGTTGGATTGGCTGCCAGCGCCCGCCTGGGGGTTCGGATCAGTTATCAGTGACATATGTGCTTTCGGTATTTCTGCGTTGTTCCTCGGATATGAGTTTCAGGAGCGGTTCATCCGAGGAATGAACCATCCTGTAAATCGAGTGGGCAAGGTGACGATGGCCTTCCATCAGACGCGCCTTTTCCTGGTCGGCCTCAAAGCGCGGGAACGTGACGCCGGAACGCCGCAGGATGTCCGCGAGCACGCGACGACCGTGCGGAGTGCCGAACGTCTCCGCGTAATCCCGTTTGAGGCGGAGACGTTCGAGTAGTGTATCCAGTAACTTCATACGTTAAGCGTGAGCCCGGCCTGCTTGGCCTGGGCGAGGTCCTTGGCGCTCTTGGCCATGGCCGGGCCAAGCTGGGCGCTGGCGGCCATTTGCTCCTGCTGCTGGCGACTGTTGCGCTTCTCCTCGATGGCTTGCGGGGACAGCAGCACGCGACGCGGAACGTCGAGCTGGTCCTGAAGCTCGGAGTTGAAGCCGTCTTCGTCGATGGAGTCGATAAGCCCGGGCATGACCGGCAGCAACTGGGCGAGCTGCTGGACGTAGGCGATCATCCCCTGTCCACGGGCGGTTGACTGCGCGCGAGCGGCAGGACTGACGTAGATCACTTCGAGCGGGATGCCGACCAACTGCTCGGGGGCGTCGGGCACCAGTCCGGCGCGCTGGAGGTAGTTGTAGGAAAGCGTGAGCATGCGACCCAGCAACTCCTCCTGAAGGCGGCCCACGATGGGGGCCATCAGACTAAGCATCTGGTTACGCTCGTCGCTCACCTCGTAGGCGGTCTGGCGCTCCTTCTTCTGACCACGCACGATCCAGTCCACGTAGAAGGTGCGGCGGATCATCTCGCGGCGCTGCTCGATCATGTCCACACCCACGTCGATGCGCGACGCGGTGGGCAGGGCCTCGATGGGCGCGGCACCGGGACGGCGCATGTTGATGCCGCCCGGATTCGAGCGGATGGGCAGCATGTAGCCGTCGTCCTCCACCATCAGCGGCGGGTCGATCATCTTCTGCGCGGCGATGATCATCGTCTTCGACATGGCGTTCACCATGCGAATTTCGGGCAGGGCGGACATCGCGGGGCCACGGCCATACTTCTCGCCGCACAGCTTGCTCCACCGAGGAACAAGGTAAGGCATCCAGTCGAGGCCGGTCTCTTCGAGCGTCTCGCCCGTGTCCTTGCACACATAGCACGACTTCCAGCGGCGGCGCTTCATGCCGCGATTGCCCGGCTCAAAGTCGGGGTTGAGCGACACCTCGTGAATGACGGTGACCTGATCGGTCTCCTTCAGCTTGGAAAGCTTTTCCGTGAGGAACCCAAACTCCTCGTTTATCTGCACCGCAGTCCACTTGATCGTGCGGTGAATCAGGTTCACGTCTCCCTTGGCATCTTCGTCGATCCAGATCGTGGACAAAGGATACGAGCGGAACTTGAGCTGGTTCCCCTCCATCCAATGATACAGGGCGGAAGTGCCAAACGTGGCGAGGTCCATGTAGACCTCGTGCAGGGACGGGTTCAGGCCAGAGCCGGGAGCGGAGTAATGCGCGTAGATCGTGTCGGCCGCGTTCTCCATCCACATCTTCTCTTCGTGCCCAAGCTCGTGCAGCGGGACGCCGGGAACACCGAGGCTGAACCAGCGGTCAACCGGGTTCGACAAATAGCTATGCAAGCCGGACGCCAGCATGTCGGCGCACCACGGAGCGGTTCCGTCGTAAATACGGCGACGCTGTTCGCCAGGCACCGACGTGCCGGTCGTAAACTCGGACGTGTCGGGGCGGCACAGCTCGCGCAGCTCCTGAAACACGGGATCGAAGTTTCCTCGATCTCGGTTCAGGCGCTGATGCGTCTGCATCACCCGCTTGGCGTTTGCGTCTTCCATGGCTTATACGATCCCGGAACCAAGAAGCGTCTTGGAGCCCATGCCAGAAGGAGCCGAGGCCAGTAGTGTAGTCTGCTTGCGACGGGTGCTGATAACATCGCGCACGACGTCGTTGATAGCCGACGGCGCGTTCTGCGCGGCGGGGGCGGCAGGCATAGGAGGGGGTTGAACTTTAGGTCCTTTAGGTTTTGAGAATCCCATGGTGGTCAGTGTTTCGCTCCGTAGATAAGTCGAAGCAAACGGTCGGTCGAGTAGATTCTACCGTCGAAGTTGCCACGCAAGCCACGGTTGAATTTTATCTTCGGCCGCTTGTAAGGCATCAGATCCAGAAGCGCGGCGATAGATGCCAGCCACATGTGACTGGAGCAACTACTGCGGAAATCCGGGGCCATCTCGGCCCAATATACAAACCACACGTCCGGGTTCGGGTAATCAGGGTCTTCACCGCCTATCAGGAAATAATGCGGGGACTTAAACATATAGCCGTGCATCAACCAGAAGTTCAGTTCGTCCGCCGCGTCGACGGAACGGGACTCGTGGGCCTTGGCAAAAGATTCGATAAAATCGTAGGGCTTCATCCGAGCGGGTCGTAGGTTGACAGGCTGGTCTGGTAATCACCCAGCTTGGGTTTAGGCCGATTAGGATTCAGGGCCCGTCGGCCCATGGCAAGGGTGCGGAACGCGTCGGCAGTGTTCGACGCCCAGTCGTGCAGGGGCTTGTCGCGATACACCTTGTTCTTCTCGTCCCACTGCTTTCGATACGACTTAAGCGCCTCGACTCCTTTCAACGTGGTCTTCTTGTTGAACCAGCACTGGAGCAGGCACTGGCGCGCCGCCTCGATGCCGTGCCGTATGTCATCAATCTTGGGCACGACGGTCCAGCGCAGGCCAAGCGACCCCGCCGTGGCGTAGAGCGTGTTGCCCGTGGACAAGTCGCGCTGCATCACGTCGTGCGGTCCGTAGTGACGCCCGTAAACCCAGTTGCAATTTGCCGCCCTTGTCCGCAACTCCTGCACGTAATACGACAGCGGCATGTCGCGGTTTTCGAGGTGGTCGATGATCCGCACGCCGTCGCGCGCCTCCTGGAAAAACCAGACGGCGGTGGTGTCGTTGATACCCAAGTCCCAGGCCGTGTGAACCTCCAGCATGGGCTCAAACGGCACGTCAGTGATCTTGCCCGCCCGGTCCAACTCGGCGATCTGCCGCTCGTAATACGCACCGGAGAGACCGGCGTCGAACGAACAGTAGTATTCCTGCTGGATCAAGGGCTCGTCGACTCCACGGGCCCGCTCTTGGTCAATGACCTTCGGATCGACGGCCTTGGTCGTCTCAATGGTCTCGTGGCTGACAAACCATTGCGGGTCCTTCTTGGCGTTTTCGAACAGGTCGTAGAAGTGGTTCTTGCCGCGAGGGGTGGTCGGGAAAACGGCCCACCCTCCGTTCTCGTTCAGAATAGGCATCACCAGGTTCAGGGCCTGGGGGTCCATTAGAGCATACTCAGAGAACACCGCCCCTACACAGTTAATACCGACCAACTTGTCGGGATCGTCGGCTCCAAGGACCTGGTAGATGGAACCGTTCGTCAGATACAGCTTCATCTCCAAATCCATCTTCCGTGCGATCAGCTCGGCGGGAAACGCGTCCAGGAATTTGCGCCCGTTGTAGTCGATACCGTCCCAGACGATTCGACGGCCCTGGTTGGCGTAGGGGAACACGTGGATGTAGAGGCCCACCCGAAGCTGCGAGGCAACGGCGGTCCAGTTGATCGCGGTGTGGTCCTTGCCTGCGCGGCGGTGGTGGCACAGGATGGCCCGGGCTCCCCACTGCTTGTTCAGCATGTAGTCCCAGAACTTGACCTGATACGGGCGCGGCTTCCAGCCGTGGGCGGGAAGCTCGACGTCCATCGCCGCCTCCGGCGCCTTCTTTTTGCGTGGAGCGGCCATTATCGAGAAAACCAGTAGGTCCAGGCCGGGGCTCCGGGGTGGGCTTCTCTCCAGATCCAGTTGTCCAGGGTGGACAGGGCTGCAAGGCCCGAGACGATCAGAATCAGGAAGAACAGGTGTCGTATGTAGTGGATCATGCGTGGTTGATCAGGAACATGCAGCCAAGGGGCGTGATCGTGGAAAAGCCGAACTGGGTCTTGATCAGGCCCAGGTCCTCAAGGAACTGGTATCTCCGCCAATCCTGGGTCTTGTAAAACTCGCGATCAAACGGGTTGTTGGCGATGAAGAAAAGGAAATCAAACAGGGACATGTTATAAAGTGGACTTCCAGGCAGATACCAGGGCGTTGTGTTCGTCTATCTCGGCTTGGGTAAGTTCGTCGTCTCGGCGGGACTTGTTCTCCTTCTCCGTAAGCCATCGGACGTTTTCCGGCTGGTTTACCTTGGACCTTCCACCGTCCGTGGAAAAGTCGTGATGATGGATTGGGTGAAGGTGGTCGATATTGTATGCCCGGGACAAGGGATCAATGCCACGGCGATTGGCGTCCCAAAGCAAGAACTTGATGGCCTTCCAGTCCCGTTGACTGGCCAAACTCGACTTCTTTGTAACCACGGCCCGAAGGCCCTTTCGGAGCCGGTCTCGCAGAAGGTTCATCTGGTATGTTCTTGGGTCCGCTTTGTGGCCCGTGGCGCTGGCTTTTACGGCTCTCATGGTTGTTCGGAAATTTCAGGGGAGGTGAACGGTTCAAACGCCTGGGCCTCTGCTTCGGCGTCCGGGCGCTCTTCTTCTCGTTCGACCGCGTTGGCCAGGGAATCCTTCTTACTTTCGTG